AAAGTATGAACAGCATGCAGAATTCAACGACACAATAGCTACTTTTGCTGAATATGCATCCATTGGCGGCGTTGGATTTATAGGAACTCAAACACTTACTCAATCACCTACAATAAATGAAAAAACAATAAAGACGATAGCAATTAGAGTGACAACTAACTCAATTGATGTCAATGAAACATGGGCGTATGTAGATGATACCGTTGACGTAAAAGTTCTAACAATAGTTGCAGGTGTTGCTAATACAACCTTTGAATCAACTGATGGAGACGCAGTAATTGCAGCAGGTTCATTAGTTAATTATAGAAACCTTGGTTTGACTTCCAGTGGAACATTACTAATAACTGGATTAAATGTAGCGAGTGAACAATCATGACTAAGTTTGTTTTAAATGGACACATTATTTTAGTTGATGATAATAACCAGGATATAGATAACTGGGTTGTAACTGGAGGAAACAAAACAGCCAAAGAACTAATGAAGGAAAACATTGAAGACCCTCAAAGAGAATGGGTAAATGCAGGTGGACAAACATTACCTGCTGCAGCATTGAAAGGTCTTGCTACTGCCTATAAGAACAAATACAAACTAGATAGTTTAATTATCAAGGGCCAGGTAGGATAACATCAAAGAGATTTAGTAAAAATAACTTTATTAGTTTGTATTTTAACTAGAATCATAGACAAATCCTTTAATACTTTATAATCAAATGAACATAGTTGGCAGAATATGAAAAAGGTGAACCACCAGCCACATTGGATTTTGCACTAAATGTATCTAGGAAGAGTGCAGATCATTACCTTGCCACATTTGATGAAACAACATATACTCCTGAGGAAATAACTGAAATCGATTCCATAATAATTGGATTTGGGTTTGAAAAAAAAACTTAGTAGCATCAAATAAGATATTCCTTAATTCTGGTGAATCCATTACAGATGCTATTAATAATTTAAATCCCGAGGAAGAACTCATACTACGAGATGGTCTATGGGGACCTGAATCATCTAATGAATTATTTAAAGTAAAAAAAGGCGGGGTAATCATACGGGCTGAACACAAGCATATGGCTGTCCTAGATGGCAATAACAATACGAGATATGGAATAGTAGGAAGCAACAATCTCTCAAATATCATTATTGATGGACTTCAAATCACAGGTACTAGGGAGGGTGGCTGGTTTGGGAGAGCCATGCAGAACTTTCAATATCTCAACATGTATGTACACCATACAGGCAACATCGTGTCTGATGACCCATCGGCATTTGGAAAGGCAATATTTATAGGATACACAGACAGTAATACCACTCCAGCCAGAAACATCCTCATCAAAGGATTAAAATCATTTCATAATGGAAGAATCCCAGAAGGGTCAGACTTTACATGGCATGATCACCCCATCTACGCAAAGGCACAGGGAATGGTAATTGAGGACTGTGAATTCATAGAGACACTATCAGGTAATGATATTTCCGTAGCTAGTAATGGAATCAAAAATGACATTGTGATAAGACGATGCAAATTTGGGTTCAAAGAATATCATAGACCACAAACTCCCAAAATAAATCTAAACAATGAAAGTGATGGACCAATAGATAGGATACTCATTGAAGACTGTGATTTTTATAATACTGGTACTGATTATTCACCTATCCTAATGTGGAGAAATGGTGACAATGTAAAAAATGTTATAATTAAGGGGTGCAGACAAACGAATGATAATCCTTGGGTTAGGGAATGGAAGCCAGACAATCGAGATGCTGAAGACCATCCACAAGTCACGTTAGTGGACAACCTTAAAAACTATGCCTGGGATGGGTTGACTTAGAATCATAACTTTATTAAACAATATTTTTAAACTCAATTAATGAGTACTCAACCACCACTAGATCTAGCTGGATACAATCTGAAAGAATGGTCCTTGATCATTCTTTTGGCAGGACTCGCTTTTGTGTTTGGGGTTTTTGGTATTGGTATGGCTATAGCCATAGCCCAAGGTGGAGCAATAACCCTCACAGGAGAAATTGATCTGAGTCAGTTCACTACGATCATAACTGGAATAGCAATGGTTGCAGTTGTATTGGTAAGCCAACAATTGACTTCTAAGAACAATGCAGCAGCAGTCATAACCGCAAAAAGATAGGTAAATGTTTTAACCTAGTCTTTTCTTTCTTTTTTTTATGTATATACACAATAAACGTTTTTTTACAACTAGAAAATTATATGTATATTGAAATTAATTACCCTATATGGATATTTCAGAAATTCATTTCGGAACTATACTATTCAATTTTGGAATAAAAAGAAACACTCAGATAAAACTAGTGGTAGGGGAGGCCATAATAATATCAAAAAATGTTGGAACATTTTGGCATCGCAAATATGTTCGAAAAGCATACACTCTCAAAAACGGAAAGGTTAGTGTGCAGGTATTATGAAAATATACAAAAATACAATTCCTCAATCTGAGTACTCAAAAATAGTATCTGATGAATCTACACAAAAATATGAGATAAATGTCAAACTATTAAAACACGACGAAATGATACAGTGCCCACATGATGATGATACGTTCATTTCAGGAATTCAAGAAGATGGTTCCGTGATCTGTGAGATTGCTGGTGGAAAAGTAGAAAAACCTTAGTTATATTTATTTATTAGTTATGTATTAGATTAAGTGTACCAGCCGCTTTAATTCGAAACTCGACAGGTAACGCACTTTCTTAAGTGACTGGCCCACATAATTTTAATTTCTTAATACTTGTATAGATAATTTTACAAATTATTCTATTATGGGTGATGTTGCAGTAGATCTAACTAGATTAAAGGGAATTATTCACATGGATACTACCATCACAAGTCAGGATACTACACTCACAAGTTATTGGGATGATGCAAAAACTTACTATGACAATAAACTGGAAGTACATGCTACTTTGCCTGTTGCCACTACTGGATATGATGATGATGCACCACACTTTATAGCAAGACTGGCGGCTGGCTGGTGGAATTATTGGAAGACCCCAAATGATGCTACTATTAAGGCAGTTACAACCATCCAGAAAGAAATTATAGATCATCTTAAAGCTAGATTCTCAAAAAGAACTGAAGGCACAAGCAACAGGGTAATTGCAAAGACTGTCAGCAAAATAACTGGTTTCGAGTAATGGGAAATTTCCAAGCCGATACCTTAAGGGACTCCATAGTTGCTGGTTGGGCATTAACTGGAACTATGGCAAAAGCTGGTTCTGCAGCTAGTGGTGTTTATCCTGTGTATATTTTGGCTCATACCCAAACTAAAATTGAGGAAATAGCAACCAGAAAAGCAGTAGAAGTAAGAAAATTAACTCCATTAGAGAATATTATTACACATCCAAGATTTCAGGTGATAAATGATGTTTTTGAGATAGCATGTTATTATGAATTGCCAGATTCCGATGAGACAATATGGGACAATGCAGAAGCTGACATTGAGGATATATGTGAAGAAGTTGTACGAATTGTTAAGACTGTTTATGATCCAAGTGCAGGGACTGGTGAGTTTTTTACTACTAACAGGGAATGGCGAAATCTGGATGATTTGCGCAGGGCAGGAGATCCAATATTAAAACGAGTATTGTTACTTACATTATCAAGAATACAAAGTGATTCTACCGAAGTATTTACAGGTGGTTTTGGTGGGGTGTTATCATTAGATATATCAGCAACTACGGCAGATTCCAAACCGGGTGCGGATCATATCTATACTGAAGCGTATAATGTTATTACATCTCAAGGATATGAGGTGATACCAGAATTGGTACGGGGTGGAACGGCCACATCTGGCGTTCCAGATTACTTTTCTGGTGGATTTTCTGGTGAATTTACATGTGAGATGTACGCAACCAAAGATGATACTAACAGCAGCACTATCGAGTCAGTAGACAACATATACAAATTACAAACTGATGGTGAACTGGCAGAAATTACATTTTTACATGCAGTAGATAATACTGAAGGCACTCCTGTTACATTTACAGAATCCATACCGTTACTAATAACCAAAATATCCAAAACCGCTGAAGACAAAGAATTAGTTGTCTTTACACTTGAAGCAACAATACAGGAACCTACTACTTACACGGTGGCATAATGGCAGATATAGGAAGTACAGCAGAATTGGTGAATGCCAGAAATTTACGATTAGAGGTAGGAGCTGATGAATATGTAAAAGTACAAAGTTTATTTCTACATATAGGACGTTCAACAACACGTGATCCTACAACTGACGGAAATATATTATACACAGCAAATAGAGGTGATCACTGGTTTACATGCACTTTATTGTTTACCGTAACTGAAGGTACAAGTCTTAACACACTAACTGAAACTGATTCCAATGGTGATTTTACCAGTACAGCCTGGAAGATTGTAGGAACAAGCAGAGATTCATCCACGATTACGTACAATGCCACAGGTGTGGTAGAAGAGATGGATATTTCAGCAGGTGACAAGGGTGCAACAAAGATAGACTTGTTTGTGCGAGTTACGGGAGATACAATTACGGAGTCATAAGATGGGATTCGGTGAAGAAATTAAAAAGTACTTTGAGGAATTACTTAATGCAACTGATTTTACTAGTGCATCACCATTACATACCAATAAAGTCAAACAAATTAACCCAGTTCCAGTTCCTGATTTTGATAGAATAATATCAGAAGGAGATACATCCACAGAGGATACAAAACAAAAGAAAAAACAAAAGAAACTAGAAAAGACGGTTGAGGGTTGGGATAAAGGATCTGTTGGGGAAGTTAGCAGATTTTCAACTCAGCAGATGGGAAACCTAAAAGGGTTTGTTGATGATCCTGCTACTTTTATTATTCAGGGAGTGTTTAAAAAGTTTGCAAAAGGTGTTGGAATACTTGCTTTTGCAGCTATTATATTTGAAGCAGTAAAATTTATCATTACTGAACTGCTAAAACCAGGCAGATTACTAGACCTCAGATTCAAACGAGACATAAACAAAGAGATTATAGCATTTAGAAGGAGAGAGGATCAACAGAGACTCAAACAGGGATTCTCAAATATTATCATAACTACCCAGCCTAGATTAAGAGGTGGGACTGGTGCGCAGGTGTTTAACACATTAAATGCCGCCGCAGGACGTGTTCAATTTCCAGATAACATCGGTGCATCTTCAATACTGTTGCAGGCGTCAGGTGTTTCATTGTCTAAATCAAGAGGTAAACGATCTTTTGGAGGTCCTGGAGCATAGCCAATGAAAATGCTGCCTTGTGGCAGGTGCAATCGGGTGCTGGAAATGGTACAGAGGCAACAGCTGGTGCGACAAATACTGTGTTGTTTAATGCTGATCCAGTCACAGCTGGAGATTCTTCTATATTTACGACAGAGATAGATTTTAGACGATCTGTTCCAGAAAACGAGGCTGTAGATACTGACAACAACGAAATTCAGGATATGGGAATCGAAGGGTTAGATATTCAGGTTACAGGCAGGGTTAGTAATGTTGATAATGATGTATCTACTGCCGCTGTAAATAAATTAATTACATTTCTAAAAGATGGTAATACTACTACCGGGTTTACAAAAGGTAGGTATGGTTTAAGGTTAGATGATCTTCCTCAGTTTGGTGTTGTTCCCACATCAACATACGGTTATCATGTTCGTTCCATTCGATTTATCAGAAATGCAGAACATAAGGACAAAGCCGATGTTATAATTTCATTGGCACTTGGGGGTGATTTAGCAAATGCCATCTAACTATACCTCATTGACCATAACATGGTATGATGAGACAGATGGGTATGTTACGACCAGTAATATAACAAGTGACATGAAGTCAGTTCCATTGTTCACTGACACTGGTACTGGTGAGGTAAATCAGGCAACCATAGTTATAAGATCGCTAAAAGGACTATACAACACAACTGGTAGTGTAATTTTTGCAGAATTTGACAGGATAAGAATACAGGTTACTGATCTTGGCGGTAATACATATGACAGATATTTTGAGATACTCAATATCCTGCCATCACAAGCAAAAGGTGAGGGTACCTTGTTAACTCTTGAGTGCTTGGGAATAGAATATCACACTCAACAGATAAACATGGTAAAGCCATTCTGGTTTGAAGATTCTTTTGAGACTGGCAAGGTAATTGGAGATATTTTTGTGGAAAACGCGGGAACAAGGCAGCCTGTCCTAACAAAATTTGATACAGTATTTACTGAAGGTAACGGGTTTGGCTCAGCATTGCCTCAATTTAATGCAAATAATCATGAATTTGGTCTTAATGAGGATTCGTGTTATAATCGATGGATGGATCTTTTAGAGGGTGCAGGGGCTGCTGTATCTGCTGGCGGTGCTCTAACATTCTATGAATTGAACTTTTTGACTACTGGCGTTAATGCTCTAGACTTCAAACTGCGAAAATCTGGGGATAATACAACTATAGTTCAAGTAAAAAATGCAGTTGCTACAGGTGTTAAGGTTGGTGAACAGGAAGGAATGATTAGCAATCCTACTGGTACCAATCTATTAGCATGGGGTTCTCCTGAACATGGAACACTTCCGGTGGATAATAGTAAGTATGATTCAAAATTATTACAGTTTACATTCAGGCCGGAATGGGTAACAGGCGAACTATTTCAGGTTGATGCAAGGGTGAAGGTTACGCCAACTACGGTAGTGGCTGCTAAACATTACAAGTGTTTGATAGAGCATACATCTGGTACCTTTGCAACGGATCTTAGTGCGGGTAGATGGGTTCAGGTAGATATGGCAGAGGAGTTTGGTAACTCCATACAATATTCTCCTTGGACTGATGGTAAGGCTACGCTATGGTCAAACAATGGTTGTGATCCTAATAGGGTTACATTCACAGCTGGCGGATGGTTTGACATTAATCTAGTAGTCAATGAGGAACAATTCTTTAGAACATGGGTAGATGTAATTGCGACCACAACAGCCGAACTTAATGCAAAGGCATCAACTGCAAGTGAAGGATATGCTTATGATGCAAGCGGGTCGGGATCCCAGGCCACATTGCCCAGAGGCTTTAGGATACTTGTAAATAGTGATTCTCCAACAGGGGTACTTGCTAATTTTGCAAACATGGTAGTTGAGGTAAAGATATTAAATTCTGACATGGGTTTGTTTTATCATAAATTATATGATTTTACGACTGCTAACACCAAAGTTCAGGTTGCAGTGATTGATGAAGGAAAAGTATACACTGACACAATCACAGCAGGACCTACTCATTCTTGGACATCCTTGTCAACAGCAGACTATGGCAATGATTGTTTTCATGCATATACAACACTACCTACAAATGTTGATGGTATTGATCTAATCAATGGTGTAACCCGTTCAGAAGTGACTGACAGCACCAACAGGCCGGATATTACAAAGGCAGGAAGTGAATTTACACAAAACCAAGAGTCAGCAGTAGAGGTTATTGCTACATCTGCTGATATATTAAGAACCGCCTTTGAGGGCAATGCAGATCCGTTATCTGCCTATTACACAAATGCCATAGGACTAAACATTCGATTTCCATATCCTAACAATAATTACAATGGTATTTCAGAAGATGTAGGTGATCTTTATGGTGGCGGGATTAACAGCAAAAGAGAGCCTGCAACATTTGATATTCAAAATATGAATTTTACCTCTGGAGGATTACAGGGTTTTAATCATGGTGCGCCATCTGAAGATTATGGCCAGGTAAGTGCGGTTGCCCTTTGGTTGCATTATTCCCAGACAGTTTCAAGTGTTGAGGCAAATGATGAGCATAGATTCCGTGCATGGTTTATTGATACGGCTGATAACGTAGTCTATCAGGATTTTGTGATAAGATTTTCAAACAATTGGGAAGATATACGATTGCCTATTGGTGGATTTAGGATATATAAAGGCCGTAAGCCAGTGTATGGTTTTTCTGCTGCAATCGCCGCATTCTTTCCTCCTAAAGAATTGGAAATTATCAACATCTTTGAATGGCGTAATATCAAGATGTTTGGAATTCAACTACAATCTCAATATGATAAATTTGGAAGATTCAATCCTGCAGCAGCTGTAGTTGATGAAGCAGGTAATTCCGTGACCTGGACCAATCTGCTTGGTGCAACAAGGACCCTTCAAATGGATGGATTCCGATTCATAAAACCATTATTGGCTACGTCTGGACAAAACACCGCCAGAAACTTGGAGCCTGACTTTTTACAATTGCCAAACATTACAGTCTATGATCAACTTGTTAATACCGCAAAGTCTCATCTAGAAATCGAAAAGTTCAAACACAAGGAATTTAACATTGAATCTTCTGGTGATGAAATATTTGATATTCCATTTGGTGATGGGTTCTTTTTGTTTAATACAGATATTGTAAGTGATGATGATAAAGTGGGTGAGGATAACAACATCAAATTAGTTAACAAGCGAGCAGAATACTCTATTACGAAACCAGTGGGCGGCAAAGGTGGCCTAAGAAGAAAGATGAACGGGAGTAAGATATTTGTATAATGGGTAAAGCAAAACGATTTAACCCATATGATTCTGCAGTAGCAGAACAACGTAAGATAGTTCAATCATATGGTGAGGCAAGGCAAAAACTATCTATAGGTTCATCATTCAGATCTCTTCCTTTATCTCCTCCTGTTTTTACAGCTACAGATGCTACTGCTGCTGCTGTTTCAGCTTCATTCCCATTAGATTATTCAGTTGATGATCAGGGTAACAAAACTGGGACAGTGACACATTCACTTACAGCAACTACTGCTCATAAATTACAATTTACTGCAACGGGTGATTGTGATATTACCCTTACAGGTATTGGCAGTGGTGGGGCAAACGCAATTGATTTTTACATTGAGGTTAAACAAGACCCCACTGGGGATCACGCCATTACCTTTAATGACTCAGAATGGGATCCCGTTCCATCATTTGGTACAGCTGCTGATACAACCTCCTTAATCTCTGTTCACTCAGACGGGGATGGAAAGTTAAGACCAATATTGTTACTTAATGCAATTACTACTAGTTTCTCTGGAAACCTATCAGATCTTACTATTGATACAGACTTTGACGCAAACGGTGTCAGGAAATATATCCTTGATGCAGATGCTGATACCTACCTAATTGCCGACACAGATGACCGCATTGAATTCTTTACAGGAGGAACTGAGAGAGTAAGAATTGACAACTCTGAGATGCAGATGCAAGGCGGAGTTAACCTAGATCTAAATGGCAATGATTTGGTATTTGGAACTGGAGTAGGTGAATTCATGGATCAGGGTGCCTCATCTGATATTCGTGTGTTTGTTGCAAGTACTCAAAGAGCTGAGTTTAACGCTACTGGTTTACTGTTATCATCAGGGTACAGACTCACTGTTGATGATCAAATAAGACTTTCACCTATCACAAAACCAGGTGTTACCACAAGTGCAATGTTGTACACAGAAGATCTCACAAACGATGAACTTGTGTTAAATGCACCTACAAGCGGGAAGGTTCGTATGGATATAGCAGGAACAGAAATAGCTGAGTTTGCAGCAGCAGCAGCTCAATTTCAAGCTCCCACAGGATATGGATTTACATTTGTACGTGATGATGCATCGCCGAATGATGATGATATAATATCTGTACTTGATTTTCAAGGAAATAATAGTATCGGAGGTGCGGATATCTATGCAAGAATTGTAGGATACCAACGAGATGTCACTTCGACTACTGAAGATGGCGAACTAAGGTTTGAGGTCATGGATGCCGGAACAAGAGATTCGATAATGTTTTTGGGTCGTCTTGGGCTTACTGTTCAAAGGGAATCCAATAATTCAGAACTGCGTATAATTAGAAATGAATCCACTCCTGCAACTGGAATCATTGGTACTATGATTTGGGAAACACAGGATGATGGAAATAATTTGGCAGAATACGGAGATATTACTGTTCAGGTAGATGATATCACTGCTGGGAATGAGACGTCTACGGTATCAATTAATGGATATAATAACGGAACCCGTGAGGATTTTATTAGTTATGCTGGTGGAGTAGGAGTAACTATTGTAGACGGGAATGCTTCTAGTGACAGACTTGGGTTCTTTAATACCACTCCAGTAATACAGCAAACAAGTACAAATTCCACACCAACAGCAGATTTAACATATTCGTCAAATGAACGAGATATGATTCAAGATCTATGGGACATGGCAGTAGCTCATGGTTTACTTGATGAAACTTAGATAGATTTATCTGTATTTGTAAAAATATTACTAATTACTTTGTCGCGTTCTTCCAGGCCTAGTTTAGACATCTCCAAAGCCCATTCGTACTCTTGTTGTAACTGGATGTTTTCAGTGTATAGTGAATAGTAATTGAATCCGATTAGAGTAATTGAGACTGTCAATAAAACAATTAAGATTTTGGTTTTATACATATTTGTTAGACGATTTTAAACTTATTAAGGGACACTATCAAATGAACAACATTGAATATATTCCAAGAATATGCTGATCTTATCTTGCCACCATACATTGAAAAGATAAAACAGTTAGAACAATCCAAAGCCATGTTAATCGAAGAACTCAAAAATGCTAAAATAGAACTAGCGTCGTTAAAAAATCAGAAAGATGCATGATTATACCGGTAATGGGGGCTTCAATTTTAGAGCCTATAGGAGGGTTAGAACTATTTTTGGTTGATGCCGTTCAAGTTCCCAATTTTTTTGCAACGACTCTATCTATAGGAAATATCCTAGTAGGCACTGAAAAAAATAATGCAGTAATTAAAAAATTAAAACAAACTGGTAATTTGTCTGTGGCTGGTACTTCTTTATCGGTACATGATCAGGCAACAGATACAGATTATAAAACACCTGTATCTGGCACTACAAAGATAATATTAATCATAACCACAAGTGCTGCTGGATCTAACATAACATTCAAGGTGTGGGAACACACAGTTGCAGACACAACCCCGACTGGAACCCCAGAATACGATTTTAGTAATTCAGGCCCACTTGATTCTAGTGACAGCCAGACCACACGGATAATGACTGGGTTTGCTGCAGATAGATTTGTCAATGTAGAGCTAGAATCTATAACTGCTGGCTCTATTACAGATGTTCAAGGTTGGGTAGTCGAGATACCTTAAATGAGATACCCTCACGGTGCACAAATCAAAGTACCGTTATATGCACCGATTAGGAAATTTGAGTGGAAACTATATCCTGCCTTTACTCATGCCGTTCCTGAACATACCAAATTAGAACATTTTTACCGTTCCCCTAGTGGAAAGAAATACCCTTCTGTATCCAAGATGCTCTCAACTACAAAGCCATTAAGAGACAAACAAAATCTAGAGAATTGGCGTGCTGAAAAGGGTGAAAAGGTAGCTGATCATATTAGTGCCAGGTCTCGTAATATAGGTACAGACGTTCATCGTATTATGGAAGAGTATTTGAATAATAGACCTCTACCACATATGCCACTTATTGTCGGTGCACATTTTACAAGATTAGCTGATTTGGTGCAAGATATTGAGGCAATGTATACCACAGAGATTACAATGTGTTCTGATAAAATGAAGTTGGGAGGTACCTGTGATGGTGTTGGAGTGATAGATGGAAAAAATACTGTGTTTGATTTTAAGACAAAACTCTCAACACAACGAGAATCCTACATCAATGATTATTATCTGCAGATGGCATGCTATGCCCAGATGTGGACTGAATCAACTGGTATAAAGATAGACCAGATTATATTATTTGTATCATCTGAACCAAATATCTCACAAGTGTTTGTGAGAAATCTTGAAGACTTTACTGTTCAATTAGAAGAAAGAGTTAAATTATTTCATGAGAAATCCTAGACGGAAGAACTGCATTGGTTACATGTCTTGAATTTTGTAAAAGGTACCCGCCTGAAAAGGTTCACAATAACCAGTCCAAGTACTTAAAAAACAAGAGGTGTGCAGGGTGTGATATTTTTATTAAATGGGATGGTAGTTTCTGCCCTTGCTGTAGTACCAAATTAAGGACATGTGCACGCAACACAAAAAGGATAAGGATGGTAAAGAGGATATGAGTTACATGCCGAAATCAAAGTCAGATGTTCATGAAACACCTGATATAGTATTTCAATTTATCAAAGAACACTGGGGTTACTCTAAAGAAGAGATGTTTGATCCTTGTCCTGTTGATCCCACTTTTGATGGATTAGATACATATTGGACAGGACTAAATTTTGTAAATCCTCCATATTCATTACTAAAAGAATTTGTAATTAAGGCATTTAATGAGAGGGATTTATACCATAATGTATCAATCATGTTACTCCCTGCCAAAACTGATCAGGAATGGTTTCATAATATCCTGGAGAGAAGGTCTGAAATTAAATGGATACGTAAACGTCTGAAGTTCAAGGGTGCCAAGTGGTCAGCTACACAGCCTCATTTTCTTGTAAAGATTGAATGATCTAATTTTATTGTTAGGCGGCAAGTGTGCCCTTTGTAACAAATCATACCCAGATGGTAGAGTATGGACAATTCACCATCGAAGGTATCATAAGGATGAGAAGACCTACAAGGATTTCGTTGAAAAGATCCCGCATGTGATAACCCGTGGCAAAAACAAAGGAAAAAAAACAACTAAAAAGATCTACCACAAGAATGAATATCTGGAATATTTAGAACCGATAGTTCGATTAAGACCTGAAGACTTTGCTGCGATGCATCATTGGTGCCATCAATCAGTAACGAAAGGCGCCAGATGGTCTAAAATAAATGGGAACAGGCAAAGATACTGTGACTTAATTATGCAGTTAGACTAAGTATTTTAATTTAATGTGTGAATTATGTTAGGAGAGTGAGCGAACTTTGTTGTCCCAGATACCAAAACGTTCTTCCGACCTCACTCTCCTTTATATTTAAAAAACAATGTATTTAATAACTAGTGTATTATTATAATACACATGGAAGAAGAACTTGACATAAAAAAGGTTATTGATTTACCTAAAAATAATTTAAATGATGAGGCTGAGGCATTCAAGAGTTTAGCTTATGCTATGAAAGATCAATATGAACATAAAGACCGTAATGTTAATGCGAAGCTTCTCAGAGCCTTAAGGAGCCACGAAAAAAGGCTAGTAAGATTAGAAAACATTTTTCAAGTAATCATAAAACAGAAAGACAAAGAGGCATGTGAATGACTGTTGAATGCCAATTAGGAAATCATTTAGACTGTGATGGTTGCGAGTGTTGTGACACAGGTCATTATGCAACAGAAGAGGCGATTGATTGATGGGAAAATATGCTCCACCAGAACACGAAGACTTCCAATGGAGTATAGATACTACAATGAAATTAAGAATCGCCAACGAATTAGCTGAAGCTAATAGACTAAAGAGATTAGAATTAAAAGGAATGAGAGTAAATTGGTGTGGAGATATAATTTTAGACAAAGAATTGAAGGATCAGGCATGAAAATGCGCACCTCAGTAGTGTTAGACGGCGATGTTGTTAAACTGCTAAGAAAACGCCAGACAAAACAAATTGTAGAGACACAGGGTAATGTATCCTTTTCAAGAGTGATCAATGATGTGATTAGGGAGAAATTGGCATGAAACTCAGAATAGTAAAAGAAGAATATTGTGTTACTGAAGGGGGGCGAATACCCATCAAAATGATTCATGAATTTGAAGGGAATGATTGTTGTCTTATCTCAAAGTTTCGTGATAAAGACGGAGAGATAAAAATTGGAATTAGAAATAATCCTAATGAAAAACCATTCAAAGAATGGAACTTGATCAAGACACTTCACAAGGATTCACCATTCAAAGACGATAACAATGAACTAGAAGAAATTCTGATATATGTGGTGGAAGACATTGAGTGATTTGCATAAATGTTCTAAATGTGGAAAATCCTTTCCTATTGATGAATTAAGATTTCATTACCAAGAAGAACACATGGGATGGAGATGAGATGACATTAGGAGATATTCGAGAAGAAATGGAATTTTTACAAAGAGAGGTATCAGATTGGAAGAATGATGGGAATAAAGCTTGGTTGCTTGATATGTCTATTAGGGTTCTTGGTTTAATCAAAGTTGAAGAACGAAAGGAGGAAAAGTGAGATGGGAGAAATGAGAGTGTTTATCGTTACAACTGGCAGTTATTCTGATTATATGATAGATGGTGTGTTTGAAACACAAGAAAAAACTATTCAGTATATCTCACAAAGAAAGTGGCCTTACGATTCACCTCGTATAGAACTATGGGAAGGTGGTGAACATTTAGTTACTTGGGATTATAAACTACATGAATCAAAACTAGAATTGCGTTGGGATAAAAAACAAGGGATAGTGCGACATGACGACGCCTGAAATTAACTGGGATTGCGACTGTTGCTGGCAGACAGTTTTCAAAAACAAACCCCACAAACTACATGATGTCTATGGAAACAAAACACACCTTCAGGCATATCACTTGGACTGTTATAAGAAATTTCAAGACATTTTCAGGTATTCAACAGATGGAGTTTGGAATGGAGATGATAGTAATTGACTGAACCTTTAGAACATAATCACACAACTGACAGATATGAGGATAACTGTCCAGCTTGTAGGGAGGAAGCCAGATGACTAAGTTCACATTTGTTTATGAAGGAAGAACTATGAACTGGCTTCACAATATGAAAGAGAATAACCCAGAAGAATATGCACATTGGGTAGAACATCTTCAACCTGAAAAAATCATTATTGAGGAGGTAAAGTGAGATGCCTGAATTACCTTATTTTGGAAAATATATGTGTGAATGTGGAGTCAGAAGTGCCACTGATTTACATTTTAAGATTCATAGTCTAAAACATTTGGCAGATGATGTTGGTCAATTATGTTCTAATTTAATGTCAAAAACCAAACAAGAAGATGAAGTGAGACAAGGGCAGATTGAAGAATTTCAAAACAGGTTGTTCAATGTTAAAAATTCGTTATTGTCTATGAATGATGATAAAGTAGAAGTTTCATTATCAAAATGCAAATATTGTGGAATAGAATCTGAATTCTCTGAAGAAAAACAACAATGGCAAGGATGTGGACATACAATATGACTTCCAAGGAGGAGGCACGTCACTCTTGAAACTGACAGAAGAATTCTTTCAAGAGTTAGAAGAATTTAGAATGACGATGGGAATTGATGATGAATCTCATCCATTGTATAAAATTTTAATGAATTCACAACAAATCCTATCTGACCAACAATGGGCACCACTCTGGGAGAGATTTCAAGATGCATTGGTAGTAGAATGCAGCATGTCAGATCTGCCTTGGAATGGTAAAGGAGATTATGATTATAAGGAAATTGCCAAAAGACTACATGTATATTCTAAACTCAAAGAAAATTTAGAATATGCTGATAACCTACTAATGGATTTCCGACAGTTAAAAAAACCTCTATACGTTCAAAGTGTATTTAATGCATTAGAATATTGTAAAAATCTCAAAGAGATAGTAGAGAGATTAAAGAAAGAATTAACCCGTAATGAAGAATTCTTCTGTACTGAATGTGGATACGGTGAAAAGAAACTCAAAGAACTCCTAGCAGGGACAAAGGAGGCATCATGAATATCTTAGATGTTTTGGATTACATGCAAGAAAATTGGTATAGTGCAATCACTATAAAGTATCAAAAGGACGGTGTACGAACTATCAAGTTATGGAGTGAGGATTCTTCATCTTGTAAAACTATGATTTATGATCCTCGATGGGATTCAAAGAAGAAGGGGAACTGAAAAGATGACCGATGAAATTCGTTATCCCGTTTGTCAGAAGCACCCTTGGGAAAAATTCAGTATTGGGTCAAAGAATTGTAATATTTGTGGAGGTATACTTAGATGACAGTTCAGCCAAAGGGGAAGGAGAGGTATGATACAACTGAACCTAAATTTATTGAGACTTGGTCGCATAGATTTTTTTATTGTTCTGAATGTGTGGTATGTTCTGGATATTGGGGTTACTTTAGGACTAGTGCATCATGAAACCGATTAATCATACGGTTACTTACAGCCCTTTTCTGTGGTTAACACCTAGCGGTGAGAATAACCAAACTTTCAATTTTACCCTCGTAACAAAAAGGAGAAACGGTAATGAGGCATAACAGTATTGAATTGTGTACGTGTGGATATTCAACCTATTCTAAGAAATGGATGAGAAAGCACCTACTTAAAGAACATAATGATAATCAATTATTCAAATATGTAACATTAGAACATGAGGTAAAAGTCTAATGACACTTCGAGGTAAGGAGTAGATGACTGTCACACGTTGTTTTTATTGTAATAGGGAATACGGAGTACAGGTTTGTAAACGCTGTAGGGATAATGGGAACAAGTGTTTTAGGGACACTTTGAGGTAACTATTAGTTATGGAATATGAAATTTGTAAAAAATGTAATCATTATGAAGTAGTTCATTGGGACGGTAAATGTAGAGAATGTAAATGTCAAATTATACTTCAAGGTAAGAAACAATAAAAAAGAATAGCCTAACACCTACAATAATACTAACAATATCAATACTAATATGAATACCATTCAGTTGGGTTGATGGTAAAAATTGTGTGTTCTCATTGTGACTATTCCTGGGAATACAATGGACAAAAGAAGGTCCAGGCTACATGTCCTGACTGCAGGAGAGGAACTAAAATTGAATAAAATCTTGATGATTAGTATACTGTTCATGTCAATAGGGACAAGTGCAGCTTATGCTGACCAAGATCAAGTTGATGCGATAAAGTTATCTGATTTTATGGACAGGCTGGCACAGATGACCGACTTTGAAATTCATGACGTAGGCTGTGAGAAATTCGAGGATGGCATAGCCCCACTGATACAGTGCTATCTTGAGGGATTTCCATACATGATAGAGGAACCACTCCCTGAAGACATAGACACCGACGTGATAACTTGTACCGATATCGGGTTGGTATACGATCCCGACACTGACAAGTGTATGACTCCCGAGAATTTTGAGAAATCAGCAATAGAGAAAGCCAACCGTGTTCAGTTCTTCCCTGACTATCCAATGAGCCCAAAGGAGCAACAGATATTCATACTGGAGGCAATGCCTGAACTGACTGATGAACAATTTCAAAGGCTACAAGATCTAAAGCGGCTAGACGAATGTGCGAATGATATCCTAGTAATGCAGACATACAGAGTATTTCAAGTACTTAGAGGACTTGACGGTGAGCTAATAATTGATAACTCGATTAGTAACTTCAAATACAGTTTCGATTCAGCACAGCTGACGATAGATGCTGCTATTCAAGAATGCCTAGGTCAGGAGAAGATACCAAAGAAAGTACAATATGGTAACATTTGGGCTGCACAAAGTGAAACAATATCCCATAGAGACATGGCAAAAGATGTTCCAGTATGGTCACAGGAAAGAATGTTAGCCGAAGCCAATTGGGGAGTGAAACAACCAAAATCAATACATGACTTGGTGTGTGACGGAAACACTTCGAACCTTCACAAACTCGATTATGGATGTGATCAAGGCTTGGATTTTGAGTATGTAAATAATTCCGCACAAGATTCGGAGGAAATTACAGCACTTCTAGCTGATGTACAAAACTGGAAAGATGGTGACATGAAACAACAGCTAGACAAGACAACTCAGCAAAAACTCCAAGAAGCCAGACAAAGAATATTGAACCAACGTACACAATGATTCCAAAACTTAAATTATTTGATACAGTTAAAGAAAAATACCTGTTCTTAAATGGCTTGACTTTGGGCTTTTGGTTTACAATAGTATTTGTCGTAACAATATATGAATCGAGAATATTCAGATAATGAGTCTATTGTTTTTCATGTTATGTGTGTCATTTAGTGCCGGTGGTGAGAACTGCGACTACGAGTGGACAGTAATCAATAACTCTGAAGAATGGGAATACCTACACAGTCTGTATGATGTGAGGACACCCCTACCGCTCACTAACGGCTTCACGGTGTCTTCTGAAAAAAAAGTTTTCGTGTTAAGTGATTTTCATACAGCGAGAACAATCGCCCATGAAGCAAGGCATGTGATCTGTTACCTAGAGGAACCACTTGACCAGAGATGTCATGTAGACTTGGACAGGGACAATATAATGATAAATTTTAAGAATAACCAAAACAATGAGTAATGTCTAGGAACGATCTGCTATTAGCCGGCGAGTATGTGAATTCTAGGCATTCTGATTGCAACCAGAAAAGACATATACCAATGTGGTAAGAGGAAGATCAGATGAAAAAACCTAAATGCTCGCTTAAATGCTGGTGTAGGATAAAAAACGATGAAATGCCGAAACTGTGACTTTACGGCAAAAAATCCACGTACATGGGTTAATGGATATTGCCCAAAGTGCCTTATGTTGGCTGACGCACCAGTGATAAAAGTACCTCCATTACAAGGAGGCAGCCAGGTTAATCCTGTTGATATTTATTGGCACCAACAGACTTTGAAAGAGTTAATGCGTAGCAATAATTAAATACAAGTACTTGTACTTTACTTGTAGATATGAATAGAGGTGAAGCAATAGGATTAGGTGGTATTTTAGCTGTTATAGTATTTGTTATATTTATGGCGGTTTGGTATTTTATAATATTAGACAACTTGATTGTTGTATCTGAACAGTTAGGGTACGATTTAATTCCAGTAAAAGATCAAGTTTGGTGGATGGCCATCGGATTCGGTATATTATTAATGATGAGGGGTGGAACAAAGGGGTTCAAGTGGGCAAGAAGAGATTATTGTGATCATTGTGGAAAGGAGTTGAAGAAATGACTGAACGCGGTGTACAGATAAGCGTAAGCAGAAAGACCTTTGAAATGTTGGTCATCAGAAAGGGCAACAGGAAGTGGGATGAGTTTTTTGTGGAGGAGTTGGGATGAAACTGACATTCGGGGAAACAATAGACAGGCCTCTCTTAGCAGAACTTGAGATAATTGTAGAAAAGGCAGGTAAATGGGATTTATTGCAACAGTCTTTGCATGAATTAACAGGTAATGAGAAGAAAATTACTCTTGGTCAAACTTTTGTCAAACTAATGGATGAAAAACAACAACTCAAAGAAGAACGAGAGAAATTACTAACAGATGGAATTAAATTTCAAATGTTAATTAGTAAACAACATCAGCAACTAGAGAGGATAAGGTATCGTGTTAATCAGTTTCGAGTTAAGGATGGAATGATTCAGGACAAATTTGGTTATTATACACTCAAAGAAATTCTAGAGACAAAGGAGGAGTTGGGATGAATAATTCTCAAGAATGTCAGGTTATAATGCAGAGGATATTGACTGAGACCCAAATAATTCTAAGACGCCCTGATCCGTTACAAAGACAGTTGTGTAAGGAATTGTGGATTGAGTTTGGAATTAAGATGGATAAGTTAAACGAAGAGATGAGGGTGTTGTTGGGATGACTGATACTAACAACTCTAAGTCACTACGACGATTATGTAATAATTGTGATAAGGTATTGGAACAACACGACGGTTCAAGATTAACTGTTTGTGCAGCGGAACTTTATCTAAAACAATCAATGCCTTACAAATATGAGAAAGTAGACATTGTTAGCAACACTGGTACCACTTTGGTGAACACAAAATGAAGTGTAGTAAAGGTCATAGATGGGGTAGGGTTAGAGGCAGACCTCACATCTGTCTAGACTGTAATATTTATTTTGATGCATACAGTAGTTTGGAGGAAATGTAATTTGGGTTTTTTTAAAGAATTTTTTGGCCCTAGAGAATGGGGTTCAGATGAACAAACTTGTGGTTTACAAATGATTTTGTTTGTTGTTGTTGTTATAGGAATAGTGGGTATTATGGCGGTGTTTGTCAAGTGACGGATAATCTAAAGTGTAAGTTAAGACGTAGTCCTTGCGGATGTCAAGTATGTGACACTCATAATTGTATTAGAGAGTCGTGTATGATGGTTCCCCATCATAAAGAATTGATGAATAGTCAAAGGGAGTTTTGTTTCTAAATGACACTTCGAGGTAAGGGTAATTAGATGAATAGATTTTATTGTCCTTTCTGTTCTGAAAATATGTTGTTATGGGCACGTATGACCCTTCATTTATGGAATAATCATAGGAGTAGTTTTTCTAAATGACACTTGGAGATAAAGATTGATGTCTGATTACAGTAATGAGAATTATAGGAGGTGAAACAAAATAGGAGAAAATACATTAGCGAAATATGGAATAGGTACAATGGGCGATTTGCCACCAAGAACCAAACTGACGTTTATTCTTGACAAGCCATTTACTCTCACTAGCATAAAGGATGCAAAACGATTCAATGATAAACCAAATGATCCAGTAATTACACTTACTACTGAGGAGGAATTTGAATGCGTAAACAAGGAAGGTAAAGAACTTGGGGCGTTTAGTTGTTTTTATGCAACAGGCTGGAAGGCTATCATGGATCAGTTAAAAGATCCCGTACTACGAGCCGATATATCAGAGGGAGTAAAAATTCCAAAGATGAAGATCGTCAAAGTGACACCGGCAAAGGGACCGTGGTATTATTTGCTTGTTCCAGAACACTCAGAACAGGAAGTGGAGTAATCCACTTTCTTTTTTATTAGTAGTAAAACTAATTAATATAAAAGTATATGATACTATATCATATTGAAGAAATACAAATACATACCAATCTCTGAAGAACTAAGAGACAAAATGAAGAAAATCAAAAGAGAGTTATCTTTTGATCAGTACTTTAGGGAATTGATAGAGGAATGATTTTAAATGACTTTGTACCTTTTAGCCTTCCTACATTTGTGAGTATTTGTTTCACAATATTTTTTGTGGTTTTGATAACTTGGGGCGTAATTGATGCCTCTGAGCAAAGAAAACAGATAGAACAGATGGGTTGTATGGAACTACAGAAATACGTGATAGATCATATTAATACACCAACCGGCTTTCCAAACATTGCAAAAGAATTCCACACTTGGAAGTGTGAAAAATGAATGAGGTAACATTTCTAGACGCATTAGATTACTGTGAAGTTCATGGACATATAATTGACGAAACTGAGGTAGAGGTATTGGTCATAACGGGAACTCAATTACAAACTGAAACCTGTGTTAACTGTGATAAAAAAAGAAAGATGGTAATTTTTTCATCATATCCTGAAACATATTATCCTAGTGGAGAATGGGAATGAGATGTTACTTTTGTGGGCACACAGAAAAGGTGATACCACAGGCTCGCACTCTCTTTGATGGTAGAAAGGTAAAGCAATGTGTTTGGTGTTACAAGTGTATTGAAGGGGGGCTAAAGATATGGAGAGAGAAGAATGAGTGATAATTCATTTAAATTTACAGTGATTGATACTGATTCATTAGATGATGTTACTGATGATGTCGAGAAATTTGAGATTACAGAGACACACAAACAAACAAAAGCACAAATATGGATTAGTGGAAAACATTTGCGCCTTAGACTAAGAAACAAACATTCAGAAAACAAAGTGTATTCAATAAAGGTAACAGATTCACAAGGCTATGTAATGCATAGAATGATGGAGGTCATGTAATGAGTGAGAATCCTTTTGTGAGATGTAAATGTAATCATCAGAAACATATACACTGGGCTAATGGTACTTTGATGACATTTGGAATTACGGGAGATTATGATGATATTATCATGGGAATATGTCAGATGTCTAATTGTAACTGCTTGGTATTTGAGGTAGTGAAATGAGTGAAACAACAAAATGTAAGGTATGTAACTGTGAAAAATCCCTACACTATGGACACCAAAAACAAAGTGTAATTTATCCTGACCATGACAATACTTGTTATTCTACACTATTCCATAAAGGTAATATTTACATTCGTACTTGTTATGGAATTGCCTGTACTTGCATGGGGTTATTCAATGAGTGAGTCCTTTAACTTGGATCCATTAGTTGAGGCACTTGAAGTGGTGCCCAACATGGCTAGAGAGCAGATTGAGGCAGGCAAGTCGGCAGTACAGATAATCGAAGAATACCTGGAGAGTGTAATCAAGGGGGATCCGGTGCTTGTGAAACAACTGCTCAGGATTTACTTGAGTACGTACACTAATGAGCCAATTAATGCGGGGTTGTTGGCTCCCTCATCAGAGGGGAAGACGTACGCTACAGTTGAGGTGGCAAATGTATTCCCCAAGAAAGATATTATTAGTATAGGCAGGATGTCACCTACTGCGCTGATTCACAGTACGGGTGAACAGGTGGATGAAGACGGTCAGCCCATCAAGGAGAGGCTAGATGGGTTAGCGTATTCGTTGGGGGTGGCAAAGTCAGAGAACAACAAGGAAGAGATCAAGTCAATCATAGAGAGTATGGCTACACTAAAAGAGACATCTCATACACAAGTTGACTTGCGACACAAGATTCTGTTGTTCTTGGATAATCCAAAGCCGGAGACCTACGAGGTGTTAAAGCCTATCATGTCACATGATAAAGATGAGATAGTGTATCGGACCACAAAGGGGGATGGTTCCCTATCTGTAAAAGAAACAGTGATCAAGGGATGGCCGGCAGTGATAATTTGCTCGGCAAAGAACGAGGCTAGTAATGAGGTGTGGGAAGAGATAGTGAGTAGAGAGATGATCTTATCGCCTAATGTGTCTATTTCAAAGTACAAGGCGGCAAACAAGCTGACAGGGCAAAAGTTTGGAATACCCAAGTTATTGATAGACCGCACAGCACAAAAACAGGTGACAAAGTTTTTGGTAGAACGAATTAAAAAAAGTTTGGTACACTTGTGTCAGGATGGTAACCCGGTGATTAATCTGTTTCATGAACGATTAACTGAGTTGTTCCCATCAAATGAGGGAATAACAATGAGGTACTACAAGAGGTTGTTGTCGTTTATTAATATTGAGACGATGGTAAATGGTAGAGAGTCACTCAAGATGTTGTTTCGTACTAATACAGGTGAGGACAAGCAGTTTGTGTTCACCGGACTAGGAATGATCAGGTCAGCTATTGATGTGGTGGGGGTGATGTCTAGAATACCACCTGAGAAAATCCAGTTTTTCAAGGATATATTCTTACAGTGTATCCAGGATAAATCGGGTGTACAGATTACATTCAATGAAGATGAAAATGTTAAATTGGTGGGTGCTGATGTTACAGTAGAGTCTGACCAGTTGGCAGAAAAGTACACAAAGGTGTACCACAAGCCAATTAGCCCAAAGCGGATTAGAGAGAGTTACCTGAATCATTTAGTGGATATGGGAGTGATAGAGTGGAAGAAAGATACTGATGACTACAGGAAGCATTTGTTTTATGTGAGTAGTAATTTGACGATTAGTAAACTGCACGAGATTACTCAAAAGTTGTTAAAAGGAGATTGTATGTATACCTGGGAGTTGTTCGTAAGAATAATGAGACGGTCACCTGGGAAGTTAATGAAGTTGTATAATGGGACTAGTTTTGAGCCGATTGACAAAAAGACCTTTCAAATCGGACTTTTTGCTAGTTAGGTCGTTTTGTAAAATCTCCTATTACGGCGTACCTAAAGAGTTAAATACACTCAGGCGTGAAGTATGAAGTTAATATAGACGTGCAAAACCCGAGAACCATATACACATTAAAAAAGACACTAAAAAGAAGACATATAGTTTATACATTATACACGTCTATTATTATATAATGTACTATGCCTATATTACTGTCTTACTATTTAAGTGAGCGAAAGGGAGATTAGGCGATAAAATGGGGTCTCGCCTATCTTAATGGTTAAATAGGTGAGAGTGTCCGATTTGAATGAGTAAATGATAATACAAAGTATCATTATGAATAATTACGGTCTGATATGGTGGCTTATAGGTCATATAGTGCCTCTGAAATAGTGGTACGCCAATCACTCTAGGTGGAGTCATTTCCTTTAAGCGAACCAGAGTAAAAGATCGTCATAATCTCTCATGGGGAGTGAGGGATTGTATAGATTGGTAAAAGTTATTAATGTTATTCTTGTATTATTATTACCCTATTTGGTTAGTATTCTGCAGAAGAAAACCATAGCGAGTGAAACAGGAGACATATACAATACTAGTCATAGTATGAGAATGTTTCATAAGTGAAAAATAGGGATCATCATAATACTTTTTAGTCATGATAACATTTAAAAAAATGAATACAATTTGACTGATGGGGAAGCTGCTTGGCATGACATAAATGTTAGAGGTAGGAAACTTGCTGCTGTAATTAAAAGATGTAATACTCAATTTTATAATTTAATGGAAACCAAGGAATATGATTTGGCATTAGCATTTTTGGATAGACTAATCAAATCAGAACATGCCATAAGACCATACGTTGAAACATACAACGGTGTAACTAAATTTATGAGCAAAAAGAGGAAACTTGAAAATACCGTTCAAGTACCATATTGATTCGGCGTATGATAATGTAACTGAGCAGCTACTGTCTTTGGATAAGGCAGAAGTATTATCTCTTCCTGATCTGCCAACCAATACATTGGCATGGATTGAAAAAGCAAGACCGCAGGTTGGTGGTCTAACTAGAAACTGGGATGAGATACCATTCTGGATTGATGTGTATGAGGATAATCACCCAAACAAAATTATTGTAAATGGTAGACAGACATACAAATCAACATACGGTACTGATGTCATTGGATGCGTAGCAACATCTCATAATAATATAGAAGTTACATACTGCGTAGACAGACAGGATAGGGCAAGGGCATGGAGCAAGCAAAGATTCAGACGTGATACACTATTACAAAATTCCATGTTACGACAGTTCTTGCCACATGGCAGAGCAAATGTTGATGAGATTACTTTGACTAATGGTACTGTTGTGTATATTAGGACAGATGAGAATGAATTTAATCGGGTTGAAGGACTTTCTAATTATTTATTGTTGATGGATGAATGTCAGTATCAAGATCTTCAATTCTTGACAAAGGCTACATACACCTTAACTGCAACCAAAGGTAAACTGGAAATGCTTGGCATTGGTGGTGAGGCAGGATCTATGTGGCATGACTATTGGAAAAAGTCAGATCAAAGAGAATGGATATACGATGACAAGTATTGGCGTGATAAGTTAACATTTGATAGCACAGGTAATATTGACAATGATCCTGATAAACTTAAATCAATCTTGTCTGGCAGATGGGTTGCCCAAGAGTCTGGTAATTATGAATACAGGGGATATCATATGCCACAAACAATCTTTGCTACCATTCCCTTGACCATTCAGGATGCCGTAACCAAATATAATACAAGACCGCAAAACAGTGTAGAATACCAGAAAAAGAATTTTCCAAAATCCATATACCTTTCACACACGATGGGTGATTTCTACAGAGCGGAACGAAGACCAATCACTCCAGAGATGGTATATGCTTGTATGCATCCATACCGATACCTTTCAATGCTAAAAGCAGATGAAGTCAGGGAACTCAAGGATATCTATAAAAATGAGATAAGAATACTAATGGGTGTTGACTTCGGATCAGGCCCAGCAGCTAGCTCTACTGTTATTTCGATACTTATATCATGGCGTAAATCCGGACGTTATCAACTTGCACATATTGAAGCAAGACCTCAAGAGCACCAACTGGACCAATCGCGATATATCGCAGAACTTGGGCAAAGCTATGGAATTGATCATGGTGTGGGAGATTTGGGTTACGGACAAATCCAGGCCAAAATTATCCAAGATGGAGGCTCGGATTCGAAAGGAATTATATTCGGAGGAATTGGAAGAAAACGCTTTCAAGGATGCCGTACGATTGGCGATGAAACAAGACCCCAATCAAAATACGTCTCAGACACTGACGAACACGGAACCCAACTCGGAAGATATCAAATCGATAAAACTACTAGCATCCAATCATTCATCGACAGAATAGGTACACTCATTCCACATCCACAACATCCAAACCCTGAATACTCCAGACCAATCCTAATGATACCTTTTGCAAAAGAATATGAGACAGACTGGCTTGTAAAGGACTTTTGCTCAATAACCCGAAAAGACTTGTCCAAGGATCCTGACATTACAACAGAGGAAGATCCGAGACAAAGGGCACGCAAAGAATTTAACCATCCACCTGATAGCGTGATGTCAATAATCTATTGCTTTGTGGCTGATGAAAACTATAAAGCAAATGCTGGCAGACTGTTTGGTGTTGGAATATGAAAGAAAGATTTCGAATGAATAATGATGATTCAATTAAAGGTATAATCGCAATTTGTGAGCATCTTGCTAACAAAAACTTGATGACTCAAGAAGAATTTGATGAATTAGTAAGGAAGATGCAATCTTAGATGACAGATAAACATTACTGGAAATCTAAATGGTGTAACGGACAATTCATCTGTAAAATATGTGAGTTACCTCCTATGAAATGTAGTGGTAATATAACAATTGGAGAATTACTCTAAGAAATAGTTATTTATATTAGATATATAAAGTAAGTAAAGTTGTGGTTCGGTGCATTAATCCTGAGTGTAAAAAGACAGTTAAAACTGGTTATCAATCTGACAACTTTCAACGATTTCAGATGTGTTACCAATGTGCCCGAAAGCACCGGCCAGAGTACTACATAAATAGACGAAAGCAGGATGGCTACTCGCCAAGAAAAGAACAGATAGTAAAAGATATGACTACTGATTAGTACTGAGTAAATATTATGTAACATGGTTTCCTACATAAAAATACAATGAAACTTTGCAGATATCGTGAAGGTTATGATGAAGAAGAATATGGTGAATATGTTCCTGTTATGATGCCTTGGGATTATCTGTCAGACTTTATTAGAAAAATTAGAATTAAATTATATTTAAAACTTGATAAAGACACAAAACATGCTTTTATCTGCAAATTAGTTCACAGACACAGAAGATCAGAAACGTCTATTATGGCAGAACATGAACGCGACAAAAAAGATTATGCTGAATATGTAAAATCACTTCCAAAAGAAAACACAGGATTGTATCCATATCTTCCTCATCGCTTGACATTTGTTTCTTCAATAGGAAATTCTTGGAATTGTGTAAGATGTGAAGAAAAATGTGGTGTTAACATGATGATTAATACCGATCCTGAATTTTATTCATGGTGGCGTGATTATTGCAAACTGACTGATATTCCAAAGATATGACTACTGATTAAGTGCTATTGTATAGTAATTGTAATATAATATGTATGTTATAATAATATTAATCCAATCCCGAGTTGGAATCTAGTCTTGTCATGAGTTTCTAGAACTGTATGATCATCACTAGCCAACACCAAACTCAAAGTAGGAGCTGGTTTACAGGCTGAAAGAGTGACGGTAAATAAGTTTGGCACTCGGGTATCCAAACCTTAATACTTGTATAATATTTCCAAAACAAAAATATGTGAGTATTATTAGCCGCATAGGTAATTCCTTAAGAGAACTGGTAGGTCCACCTAGACAGCCCTATATGCCTCAGACTTCACCCACAAATTCCATCAAACTAAACGATATGAAATATATGATTACTGATGCCATGACTGCGTCAACTAACTTTTTTGGCTCAAACCAATCTCTGCATGGAGGTACCTCAAGAGAGGGATATACCTCATTACCATATGATGTTCCTGTAGTACGATTCAAAGTTCAAAAGACTGCACTGGAAGAGGATGAAGACGTCCAGTTGGCAATGAATCAAATTAGTTCACAGATAGCAGGAGCAGAACATTACTGGCAGTCAACGTTTGATTCAGCATCAGAATACATGTCAAAATTTACAAAGCAGATTGACTTTGATTGGCTGGATGTAATTGCTATCAAGGAATGTATCTGGTTTGGAAATTCCCTATGGAAGCCAAGGATGGGCATCTCAGAGATCAGAAACAAGGATGACTTGTTTCACATTCCAATTACTTCATTTACGAAAATTTGGTGGGATAAGGACAGAATCCCATACAAGTATGAGTTTATCGGTGCAGAATACCAGGGGTATCATAATCCAAATGATATCATACATTTGTCATGGAACCCAATTAATGGTTCATTAATAGGAAATGGTTTTGCCGTACCAATAGTTGTGCAAAGAGTTTACAATGTTCAAACACCAACTGGAATTGATGAACGAAGATCACCATCGTTAATGGACTCAAAACTTGAGACAAGAAATAATATGTTACAGTCACAAAAAAGATATCTTACAAGAAATGTCTACACGGTAGTAGACGGTGAGGAGGAAGATGTGGCATTCCTTAGGGCTGATTTGGGTACACTGGAGCCTATGGAGGATGTAGTGTCTGGAAACAAGATAGAAGTTCAGGAATTGGGATCAGCACAAAGAAACTTTGATCCTACATTATTCAGTGACTTGGTACAAGGTCCAATTTTCAAGGCATTAAATAACTTTAGGGGTAAGGAAGCTGGTGAATCACAGCATTCCTTTGCCAATGCAAAAACATCAGCTATATTGGATGAAATCGGCATGGCATCATTTCCGTTATCTTTAGCAAGACAGTTCAATGATCAGTTGTTTAAGCCATGGTATGAGGCAAATCCATTGTACACACCAGAGTATGATGCTTATTTATCATTGCCTTGGGATGAAGCAGAATTTGATCTAAACTTTGGAAGACAAGAAAAGAAAAGTATTGAACTGGAAGACACCATGAAGGCTTTAGAGATTGGAATCTCATCAGGTGCAGTAAATGATCCAATTGAGATTAGGGAAATATTAGGTGACATACTACCATTAAAGAAAGAGTATACAGATATGATGACACAGCAATACCATGATACATCAGTGATGCCACAAGACTTTCAACTGCCAAATCAACTAGACATGTCAGATGAATTAATGGTGAATACTGACGGCATGCAATTTACAAATGTAATTCAGGAAAAAGAAAAAGAATTGGAACTAGAAGAACAAGAGTTAAAAATTAGGGAAACACAACTAAAAAATGAATTGCGTCATTCTATACACACTACGTTAAAAAAATTGAATGGAGAAAAATAAATGGTTAAATCGAACGTTTTGTTTTATTCAGATCGTGCTAGAAAAAACGAACTGACCCAGTTTGTATTTCCAAGGACTGAGGTGGGTGAGGATAGTACAATATTATTCTATATGTTTAACACTTCAAAGAAATGGCCCTTAAAGAAAATTACTCCTATTAACCTGCCTGATGAGACAGAGTTGATTAATTTGCCTAAAACAATGATGAAAGAGGAAGCAATAGAGGTGCAGTTCAAATGGAGTCCAACCCTTAACGTAGACGATCCGTTAAAGACTACTTTACAACTTGATGTCACCAAATGGATAGGATAAAATGGTAGCACCTACTGACAGTGTAGAAATTAATGCACTAGACCTACTTCTATCTCCTGCATTAGGGGATTTATTACATATCAATGACATAACAGATTCTAACAATTCATTTAAGATAACACTTCAAACAATCATCCAACTTTACGATGCACTTGCTGTCACAATGACTAACAAGACATTAACTACACCTACTATAGGATCATTTACCAATGCAGCCCACAGTCATTTGAATGCGGCAGGCGGAGGAACTATTACAGAGGCTGCCATATCTGACTTGGGAACTTACTTTGACACGGCAGGAACAGGATTAACAAGTTCGGGTAGTACAGTCAATGTAATAGGAACAGCATCTAGAATCACAGCTAATGCAAACGATATCGATATTGCGTCTGATTATGTAGGACAGGCAACAATTACAACACTTGGCACCATTGCCACAGGAACGTGGCAAGGAACAACAGTTGCCGTCAACCAAGGTGGTACTGGTGTAACAACCTCTACTGGTACTACAAATGTGGTGTTGTCTGGTTCTCCAACTATTGTAACACCAACCATAACATCACTAACTAACGCACAGCATGATCATACTAATGCCGCGGGTGGTGGAACAATTTTATCCACCACAGCACTATCTGATACTGCTGACATTGCTTATCTTAACACGGCAAATATATTCATCGCTGGAAACAAACAGACAGTTTCCCATAGTGCTACCACTGCCGGCATAAATGTTGCTCCAATAGCTGGAACACCTTCAGCACAGGCTAATGGTGATGTCTGGCTTAATGATACATCAAATCAATTGTTTGCCAGAATTAACGGAGCAGACGTTGATTTAGGAGCAGGTGCTGGAGGTGGTGAGACAAACACAGCTAGTAACGTTGGTGCTGGTGTTGGTGTGTTTGACCAAAAATCTGGTGTAGACTTGGAATTTAATTCATTGATAGGAGGTACAGGTATTGATGTTACAGACACTACTCAAGACCTTACAATTGCTATCGATTCAACAGTAGCAACCCTTACAGGTGCTCAGATACTAACCAACAAGACTTTAACATTACCACAAATTAATGATACTTCTGCTGATCATCAGTATATCTTTGGTGTGTCAGAACTTGCTGCAGACAGGACTGTTACGCTTCCACTACTGGCAGGCAATGATACGTTTGTATTTAATGACTTTGCAGCTACATTAACTAACAAGACTATAGCACTAGGTTCCAATACAGTATCTGGAACGGCAGCACAATTTGATACTGCGGTAACTGATGATAATTTTGCATATGTATCTGATAACCTATCAGTATTTGCAGCTACAACCTCAGCCCAACTAGCTGGTGTTATTTCAAATGAAACAGGTTCAGGACTGTTAGTCTTTGGAACATCTCCTACTATTGTTACACCTACTATAGCGTCATTTACTAACGCAACTCACGACCACACAAATGCAGCAGGCGGAAGTCCGTTAACAGTTGGAACCGCAGTTGTGGGAACAGCAGCCCAGTTCGATACTGCACTCTCAGATGACAATTTCATGTTTGATGGTGCCACCAATGTTGTAACTGGAGCAATTCAAATCACGGCCGGAACTATGCGTATCCCATTATCTGCAACTCCAACAATGGCAGTAGATGGTGACTTTGCAGTAGATACCACAATCACTGACTTTTCACATGGATTGATAAAATATTTTGACGGTGAGGAATTAGCCGTTGTTTCACTACCAATAGCACAGTTAACTACGCCAACTGGCGGTCATATTATATCATACAATGCAACCAATGATGAGTTTGAATTAGTTGCAGCCGGTGCAGCTGATAATCTTGGTAATCATACTGCTACTGAAATTATAAAATCTGTAACATTTGGATTACAAGGTGAGAATACAGGGCAAACCATGATAGGCACTGATGCTAGCAATGCGTGGACTTACAATGTTCCTACTGGGGATTCTCATGTTTTCAATGTTAATGCAGTTAACCAATTAACTATAGACGTATCAACAATAAACTTTCATGGAAACACCATCACAAACACAGGAGTGTTAACATTACCCACATCAACAGACACACTAATAGGAAAAGCTACTACTGATGTTCTCACAAACAAATCATATGATGAGGCAGGAACAGGAAATGTATTAAGGACTAGAAAGGGGATTCAATTAACTGTCGTTGATTTCACAACAGATGTAGCTACTGGGGATGGCAAGTTTTATTTCCATATTGATTCTACTTTGGGCGGAATGGATTTGGTTGATGTACACGCCGAAGTAATTACAGCCGGTACTACTGGTACCACTGATATTCAAATTAACAATGTAACACAAGGAGCAGACATGCTATCTACTGTAATCACCATAGATTCAGCAGAGACAGGAAGTGACACGGCAGCAGCTGCCGCAGTTATAGACACAGCAAATGATGATGTGGCAGAAAATGATGTTATTCGAATTGATGTGGATGCAATATCCACTACCGCACCGAAAGGACTTTTAATAACGTTAGGATTTAAGACACCATAGATATGACTAAAATAACAATTCTTGCTGATGAGATTACAAATGATCCATTATCTGTAGGATATTCCGGTTTTACAGACCAGCAAATTGTAGATTCAATGAATGGCTTGACTAGACCTATACTTGCTACCATTGATTCTATTCTAGATGACATGAGAACAAACAAGAACAGAACCAACACAGGATCAAATCCTGGTGACTTGGTATCTGATTTTGTTTATGGTAGATTGGAACTTGTTGCAGATGGGAGTGCTGGTAGCAGCCCCTTTGATGCATCAAATGCGTTTAGCCTGACACAAAAGATGATAGTCTCAGCCAAGACAATGCTGAACATACTCAACATACAGAATCAGAGCAATGAAATTAACATTAACTTTGATGAGATACTAACTGATCTGGTAGACGCTGGAGTATTGGGCACTGTAGACAGAACCCGAATACTCGCATTAACAGACAACCAACAAAGTAGAGGGAATGAATTAGGCATAGGTCGTGTAAGTCTTGGCAATGTAGCGGAGGCCACAGAATAATGCCAAATGATATTCTTTACACAGAGGGAACACAAATTTCGTTTGCTGATTTTGCAGGTGACTTTGGCCCAACTGCTGCCAATGATCTAAGGGTAGGAACAGATACAGAAACTCAACTTATAACGACATCTGTAGCAGACGACGCAGCAAGACAATCCGCGAAGGTAGATCTTACTGCAACAAGAGCAAGAGCATATTCTTTAATGGCCGCAGTCGAAATGGCAGCTACGCCAGTTACAGGCGAAGTTATAGAGTTCTACTGGGCAGCATCACCTAATACTACTGCAGCAACGGCAAACGCAGGTTATACCACAGGGAGTGATGCTGCATACGATGGTGGAGTAGCTACCCTAGATGAGGGACTGGCACAACTGGAATTTATTGGATCATTGGTTTGTTCAGCTGATGCTACAACTACAGTTCAAATTGCAAGAATTGGTGTATTAGTACCAGCAGAGAGATATGGCATGTTAGTTGTAGTGAATCGTTCAGGTATTGCATTTCATTCTGATGATGTAGAGACACATTTTGTATTGAATCCAATCATAGACGAGGTGCAATAATTGTGTGCCAATCATACAACATCACCTAATCCTTGGAACATCACCAAGGCATTTACAGATAGAAAATTTCATAAATTTTGGGATAAATTAGAAATTTGGCTTCCCTTCTGGGAGAAAGGCGGTGTCCCAAAAGATATCAGTGGACACAAAAATACAATATCCTTCTTTGACACATCAGCAGATCCTACGTGGGTAAACACCGCACAAGGTTCTGCACTGAGTTTCAACGCTGCAAACAGCCAGTACATTTCAATCAACAAGGCGTATCAACACAATTCATCATTTACCATCTCAATGTGGATATTCCCTACAGATACCGAGGGAGTTGTCGCAAGTGGTGAGACAAGTGGTGCCTTAGCACGATGGTCAATGGGACAAGGCTCAGGATTTATTTCATCTAACTTTTACTTTGGATTCTGGAGCTCGTGGACAGTGGCAGATCATGGAACATCCCTTGCTACTAACCAATGGCATCATGTAGTTGGTACTATTGCATTTGATTCGGGTGCGGGCGATTCTACTATTTCATTGTATGTTAATGGAAAGTTATCTGATTCTGCCACTGCCACACCACAAAATATCAACACCACAGTAACTACCAATCTAGGAAGACATGGATGGTCAGGTGAGCGAGATTATTATGATGGCGATATGAGAGATGTCAAGATTCACAAAAGAACCTTACCAGCAGCAGAAGTTTTGCAGATGTACGAGGCAGGTGCAGAGATGATGTATCTTAAACAGCCAGTAGCAGCCCTTGTTCCAGTAGTATCTGCATTTGTTCCAAGGATGGTAACATATTGACAATAGCAATTGTAAAAACTGGAACTACAACTGCGCTAGTTAAGACTGCCACAACAATTGCTATAGTTACCACCGCAGTAGCAGCCCCTGCACCAACAGCAGGATTTGAATCTGATGTAGGAGTATATGGCGCACGTAACTACCCAAAAGAAAAACAAATCCAAAAACAACTAATACACATTAAGATGCCAACAAGTGGAACATTATCTAATAAACAAATCCTGCAAATACCAGTTAAAGGAACGTTGTCACAAAGAATAAAAAACAAACTTGGGGTAATTGGGACACTAAAACAGACTACTAGACACAATATTTCAATAAAGGGAACATCAACAAAGACAACAAAAACAAAGTTTGATGTGAGAGGTACAAAGGCAACAAGACAAATCCGTGAAACCTTAAAGTATATTCTTGATCTAATAGAACGGGATAAAATATAATGCCAGAAAAATTAGAAAGGTGTGTCACTCACGTAAAAGATCAAGGCAAATCTGAGGGTTCGGCATATGCCATATGTAATAGTTCCATAAACGAGGCAATGCCAGACACTGCTCCATACATTCGGTGTGAAAACTGTCGTTTCTTCGTACAAAACGGCACATGTCAGTTAGTTCAGGGGATAATTGATGGTCCAAGGGGAATATGTAAACTATATGAGAATGGTGTGTCAAATCCACCAGAGACGGATATCGCACCAATGTATGACCAAATTAACGCAGAATACCAGATTTTAGCACCAGTTGAGCCAAATATGGTGGAATCCGTACAAGTTCCATTACTCTCAATAGGTGGTGAGCAGATAGTTAATCCAAACTTACAAGTTCTAGAAACTTTAGCTATTGACTCGTCACTAAACGGAATTGACGTATTAGGACTAAAAAAGAAGAAGGGGCTCACAGAAAAAGAAGATGATTTGGGTGCACCTTCTGAAACCAAGAACAATGCATTAAATGCGTTTGTTGATTCTCATATGAAGACAGTAGCCATTCCACCTTGGCAATACGACATTGAACAATATACAGCAATTCAGGAAGCAATCCAATCACAGTTTACATATGCAAATCCCCAATATCTGACACAAGTAAAACAGGTAATGAAGGAACAACATATGGAAGGTAAAATTTTATTGATAAAAGCAGCAGTTGAAACAATTACTGATCATCGTGCAACCTCAACTAATAAAATGGAAAAGAAATATCGTAGGCTGTTGTCAGCTACTGAAATCCATGCAATGGCTCGAACCGGCGTAGGAAAAGGTGCTGATATTAATCATTATGGCCCTGACTTTGCAACAGGTGCAAAGACGTTAGATTCAGAAGCTGATCCATTCACAGGTGAGATGCAGTTAATAGTATTTGAACCTGATTCTGAGATTTTACAAGCAATACAGTCTGGAACCATACAGGCCGTATCAATAAATGGCGGAAAGCCTAGGGATATGAAACTTAATTGTGATGTGGATAATTCAGGTGAGTGTTTCACAGAGCCTACAGGTATTATTCTAGGTGAGGATGATAATATTGCCTTTACATATGTAGTCACTGATCCTCGTGGTATGGTGTGGCGTGGAAAATACATACCACCAGCAAAACCAGGTATTGAAAGTACGGAAATCGAGATACTAGCCTGAGTCTTAATACTTGTATAGTATTTTTAAGGCAAAAATTCAAATGAAGACCACTAATTGTATTTCACAATTAAAGCAATGCAGAACTTTTGCAGAAGCTTCTAGAATCTTAGAGTCAAACGGAGTAAAGAAATCAGCCGTTGAACTATTGAGACTAGGCTTTGCTGTAAAAGCAAACCAACCTGATATCTTTGAAAACAATCTTCAAACCGTAATTCAAGAAATTGAAGACGAGTTAAAGAAAAAAGAAGAGGAAGTTACCGAAGTTGACGGTGGAGTATCACATGATTCATCCAAAATAGATGGTTTAGATGATGTTGCAAAACGTACACCCGAGTCTGATACAGAAGGTGCAGAATTATCATCTGGTGAAGATCAAATGAAAGAGATGGGTGGTCAAATGTATCCACCACAACCACAGCAACCACCTGGAATGGTACAACCACCACAACAGCAAAGACCTCCAATGATGCCACCACAACAACAACAAATGCAATATGCAAGACAGATAGACGCATCAATGAAGAAAATGGCACATAGGGTTACTGAACTTGAAAAAGCAGCACTTGTACCAAAATCCTTAGAAATTGGTTCAAAAATAGGCAAACCAAACTTTAGCTCATTAATGTTGCCGATTCAAGAAACTGTTAGTGATAAAACAGTTGATGGAGTAATTTCTAACAGAAAAGGTAAGGTACAACGTTTACAAGAAGTAAGATCTGACATTGCACAATATAACAGCTATCTTAATGACAACAAGATCACTCCTGGAACTCAATAAGTAGCGTTACAACTTTTTTCTAAAAATTTATTTGTTAGTATGCCTTAGTTCATTTACGGTTTGATATGATTTGGTTACATCCGTGAAATGTGGCTTAGTAAATCCATATCACCGTAGAGATATGGTAATACTACCTTACAGTAAAAGATTGTCTTTGTTTTCTTAATACTTGTATACTATTTTTAGTGGATTTTAATCAATAATGACTGATAAATATCCAGGTATAGTCCGTGGGGCATTCCCCGGAGCAGATACTCACAACGCTATAGCTGATGAAGCAATTACAATCTATTCACCGGTCATCTATGTAGCACCAGGTACAGGAGAACTTTCTTCTCGTGTAGAACCTTCCGCTGTACAAGGTGGAAATGCTACAAACGTACCAGCAGGTATTGTAGTAGATGGACAGAATAGAGGATTTGCAGGTGCTTCTGATGAAAATTCAGCAGCAGCTGCAGGTGAAGCAGTAGTTGTTTGTACTGGAGGCAGATGCAAATTACGTGTAAATGGAACAAGTGCCATAGTAGTTGGTGACCCACTTACATTTGATACGGTTGATGGTATTGCTGAAAAAGCACTAGCCGTCGATTATGTAATTGCAAGAGCTAAACAGGCAAGCACAGGCGCATCAGACTTTATCGAAGTTGAAGTAACTCTGGAGGGCCAAATAGAGACATGACCAATGGATTAAACAGACAGTTATTGATTGAATCAGAAGAGTTTGCACCAATCAAGGAAGCCTTGAATCAAACCGCAAATGCATATTTTGAATCAGGTATCGGTAATTATGATTACTGGTGGCCAATTCGAGCAACACCACTTTCTACATTCTATGACAAGAGCAGTAATGCACTTGCACAAGACAGAATGAATCCATATCTTCCAGCAATCTGGAAAGATAAATTCAATGTAAGAATTGGTGATTATGCTAAAGGTAGAATTCAAGAGACAGTCTCAATACCAAACAGTTTAACGACTCTTAAGGTATCAGACAGTATCATTGAAGGTGCAGAACCATATTCAGATTGGAAAATGTATACCAGATTGGAAAACATGGATACACCAAGACAAAACGTACCAAAAACCAGATACACCTTTAACGTAGGCGGTCAAAACGCAGATGTTATTGATATATTTGCTGAAGGCGGTACAGGTAGCCCACCACCACTCGGAGGCAGGGTTGAAACCATTGAACTGGATGTATCAGGTACCAAGAACTCTTATCGTGGAACCATTGAGATTGCTAGAAACGATGTAAAGGATAATAACTTCCTTGCAGTCGAGCAAGCCTACAAAAATGCAGGTAATAACTTGTATTATCTTGTTGGCAAGAAATTAATCGATGTCATGGTAACAGGTATTACAACAAATACCGACGACAGGGACGACTTGGACTTTGCAACCCCTGATCACAAATACTTGGAAGCATTGATCAAAGTAATTAGATCAAAATTCAAAGGTGATCAACGAAACACAGCAGATAGCATGTTTATCAATCCAAGCGATGCAAGTGAGATAATCTCAACTGCACACGCAGATGGTGGACCATGGCCATTCTTGGACAAACGAATCTTAAGACAAGATAATGATTCAGACGTTGTAAACAACTCTGGACTTGCAGCAGCACTTGGCTTACGTTCCGTATGGGAAACTCCACAGATTACAGCAGGAACAGTACTCATCACAAAGAAAGATGTGATTTCAGTTACAGGTTTGAGAGAGGATCTTACTATTGAGAACCTAGATCAAACAATAGGTGGAAAGTACAACTCTGAGCTAGTAATCAGATTCGAAACAAAACTGGCTGATGAAAACGGCGGTTACAAGATAACCAACTTTACAGCATAGGTGATATGAATGGGTAAGCTAAAATGTCAAAGATGTACGGCAACAGCAGAAGCTGATACTTTTGAAGAGGCAGATTCGTTAATTGACCATGCATATGGAAGAATAATATCTCGACCATGTGCAGGTGATGACAAGGATTTGATTTGGAACGGTAAGCCAGCTTTTGTGGTTACATACACTCGAAGATTAGAACCCACAAAACCAACTGTGAAGAAAACAATTAAAGGTTAATCCCTTTTTCTTTATTTTTTCTTAATACTTGTATAGAGTTTCACATGTGGTTTATTATTGGCAATTTCGTTTAGAGGTTCTGAGACAGGTGCAAAATCACAGAATACCGAATTTTTTGGCACTGACATAACGCCTTTTGGAAATAATAACAGATGCTCATTAATTCGTGTTGAGGTGGCATTATCTGCAGCAGTTACTTTGGAATATACAAAGAACAGTGGAACTACATGGATTTTAGCATTAAATGGCGATACCATACCTGCCGACACAGGTAAAATATTTGATATTGTAGCGTATGATACCCACACAATTAATTTTAGAATTCCTACTGCGGGTGGGGCAACAATTAGAGAATTTGAAGTTTATGAGGTGCAATAATTGGTAGTTAACGAAGCATTATTTCCAGTTCAAGGATCTGGTAGCGCTGTTTCAAAGTATGAACAGCATGCAGAATTCAACGACACAATAGCTACTTTTGCTGAATATGCATCCATTGGCGGCGTTGGATTTATAGGAACTCAAACACTTACTCAATCACCTACAATAAATGAAAAAACAATAAAGACGATAGCAAT